ACCTTGATCATTACTTTCAATAATTTTTGCCTTATACTCAATCTCACCTTTTGCCATCTTTTCCGAATGAAGCAACGCAGCATCCGACATTAACTGTTTAGACTTTTGTTTGTTTTGATAAATATGACTACCTGTTTTGAGAGCCATTTTTGCTAAACTAAACCATATCATTTTTCTTCTCCTCTAATTGTTCTATTTTAGATAAAGCGTCATCTAAGTCTTTAGTATAGTATTCTAGTTTTTGCAAACATCTTTTGTTAGCAGCATCTTTAGATTTACCAGCATCTTCAAGTTCATTGATCTGTCCCTTTAGTATTCTAACTTGATCCTTGTACTCGTTAAGAATGTCTATTGAATTATCGCTACTCATATATGATTTTGATTTTTAGTTTCTTTTGTTCTGAAGTTGTGGCTCTATGTATAAGACTACCAATCCTTTGTCTTTTATAACCATCTTTATGAGTGTAATCTCTTTTTCTATAATTTTTACATTTAACATCATAGCCTTGATATTCTCCAGTTGTAAGGTCTAATGTTACTATATCTACTGGACCATTACCACCTAATGGTGTGAATACTACGACATTAGGATCATCAGCTAGACGCAACTGTACCTTCAATTCTTGTGTTAAACCTGCTATATTTGTCTTGCGATTAGCCATTAAATTTAAAGTAACCTGCCAATATACCTGCCAAACCACCAAGAATAAGTAATAAATTTACTGCTCCTTTGCCTTTGTTCATATCGGCTCTAAGTTCTTTAATTTCTTTTTTAACTTCATCCATTGATTTAAAAAGAGTTTTCATACGTTCTGCACAAACCTTTTCATGAGAGGTTAATCTAATTCCATTATGTTCGGCTAAGTTGGAATTAGTTTTTTTAGCCATTAGCCTTTAGGATTATCTGATTTAACTTTAGCTACTGCGTCTTTCCAAGTTGTAGTACCATTTAATAAATCTTTGTATTGCATATCCAACTGATCTCCAATGCTAGGATAAACTCTATCTCTTTGATATTGTTTAGCATCATAAGCAGTTTGTACCTCTACCATTTTAGCTTCAATGTCAGCTTTAGATATTGGTGTTGTTCTATTGTGCCAAGTTATTTGATTTAAATCTTCTGCATTTACAGAAAATTCTGCATTTGGATTTATTTTTAAAATTGCTTTTTCTATCATAATTTTATCCTGCTATTTCGTATGCTGTTATTGTTGATGCAAAAGATGCTCTACTTGTTATATCTGATGAAGGATTTTGATTGACATAGTGAGTACCAGTACTTCCTGCACCATTAGCAATAACCACTTGATAATCTAAAGCAGATGTTGAACTTGGTGTATCTAATACAGAGCAAGAAGTTGCCATTATCCCATCAACAGTTGTTCCTCTATTACCACCTGTTGCTCTCCGTTGTCTATTTGAGCCATGCTGGTCACCAATTCCAATCTGTGTACTATCTCTTTTAATATTAAAATATTGCCAGTAACCATCTGCAACAGAACTTATATTTGCTATTACAAATATTTTAGAAGATGTTGATGAAGGTGTTATTGAAAGAGTTAAATTAGTAACTTCGGTTTCATCACCACCACCAATAGAAGCTGACCAAGCATCAGTTTTGGTAGTTGACACAACTTGCAAAACCTTACCAGTAGCAATAGCAGCAGGTAATTCTGTTACTGCTGAAAGTGTATTATTATTTATTTTAGTTATTGCCATATTATTATACTCCTATAAGTGCTTGTACTTCTTCTTCTGATAAACCTAAGTCTAAAAGTTTTTGTTTGCCAGATGCTTTTTTAGCTATTCTTGCTGTGTCAGCATCTTTAATTTCTTGTATCTTTCCATTAACATCAGCTTCGCTTGGAATAGTTGCACCTTCTTTAATAACTTTAATATTTGCGTAAGTCATTCTTTGGTCGTTAGGAATTTTGTTTCCATCACTATCAACTTTTTTCCAACCATACCAATCGCCACCATTAAAAGTTGCTAATGCTTCTTGTAAATAATCTCTATTCATTTTATGTATCTCCTAATCTTATAAATGTAAAAAATGTTTTATTTTCAGATGTACTACCATGTATAGTTGTACCTGATGTTAAATCGCTTATTGTAAATTTTACTTTAACATTTGATACATCTGTTACATCAACAAAAGAAGAAGTAGTTGCTCCGTCCATACCATTTCCATCTCTACTTATAGTAGCTTCAGCAACATCTGTGTACGAAGAATTATTTGTTGTAACTGCTATATTTCCATGAATATCATCATTCGTATTTGGATAACCTAACACAGTAAATATTACATAATAAAAACCTGTTGATGGAAAAGTGAATATTCCAGAACTAACAGACATTCCAGTTCCAATTTTACCAAAACCTGTGCTATCATTTCTTTCTAAATTAGAAGATATTGGAGTAGCATCTGCTGTTATATTTGCAGTTATTCTCCATTGGTCAGCTTCTGTAATTCCACCTAATGGTGGTGCGTTAAAACTATTATCTCCTCTTAAAAAAGTTGTACTATCTTTAGTTCCAGTAGCTGTAAGTTTAGCAAGAGAAACCGTACTATCACTTGGTACACCTAAATCTAAAACTGAACCTAGTATCTGAATAAAATTTATTACATCACCAGTAACAAGGTTACTAGCAAAGGTAATTGTAGAACCAGCTACTGTGAATGAAGTTGTTGGTGCTTGTAAAATACCATTCAAACTAACTAGCATATGATTAGCAGTTTCTGGAGATACATTAACTCCACCTACTTGCATAGTGTATGCTGCTTGGTTATTAACTACTGATATTGCATCACAAACTTGAAAGTTGCCTACTGTTGGAATTTTTCCTATATATGACATGGTTTAAAAATTTTTAATCCTTTGGGTTATCTGTTTTAACTTTTGCAATTCTTGTTTTCCAACTATCAATTCCATCATCATAGATTTCTTCTAGTTGAGTTTCCCAAGAACCATAAGCTGTTTTTCTTGTTGATATAATAATATTGTTTGCTTCTTCTGTATTACCAGCAGTTTCATAACTTGCAATTTGTGTATCAGTAGGCTTTGCAATATCATAACTCCATGAAGCTATAAAATCTCCATTTCCATCTGAATTGTTTTGCAAAGATACTTTTGTATTATCCCAAGTTTTAGAGTTAGCTTCTAAAAAAAGTTCTATTTTTGTACTTAATTGTGCCATAATTTATTTTCCTTAATTTTAACTTATTAATCTAAATCCACTAAATTCAAATATATTCATTTCACTATCAGTTTCGCCACTTGATTGAGAAGTAAAAACTTCAAAATAATCTGATGAACCATTTGCTGCTTGAATTGTTGTTACAAGTTGACTTTCATTATGAAAAGATGAATTGTTTTGAAAGGCAACACTTGATCCATTTTTAAAAATAGATACATTCATGTCATTAAAATCAGTAGTTCTTCTACATCTTATATTTGCCATTAAAAAATATTTACCAGCAGTTGTTGGTGTAAAACGATAATTAGTTGAATGGTCATAATTTCCATCTGTATCAAAATCTTCAGTATTAAATGCAACTTTAGTACTTGTACCATTTGAAATACTTTGGTCATCACCAGAAGCACTAAAAGCTGGAGTATTAGTTCCACCAATTAAACTTGCATCTAATCTTTTTAATACACCAGCATCACTAATTAAAAATTCATCTGTACTTGCTGGAGAAGTTGCTAAAGCTGTTTGACCAGTAATAACTGTTGGATCAAGATCACTTGCTACAACTGGTTTGTTTGCTGGTTTAGAACCTATATAAGCCATCTTATGTAATTTCCATTATTGATAATGTTCCTGAAATTTTATCAGCTACAGAACAATCAATTTGAATTTTATCTCCAGTTTCAACAATAACTTTAGAACCAGATAGAATTTCTAATGAGCTTCCAGATGGAATACTAACATCTTTAACTAAAAGAGATGTTCCGTTAGCAACATTATTTGCTCCACCTCTATTTGATGTTGTACTAACAAGTTGAACACTTGCTGTAATTGCTGTTGTATGAATATTAGAAAGTATCAGACCTAAAACTACAGTTGTTGTACTTCCTGCTGTTGTGTACATAACATAAGGTGTACCTGCCGAAGCCGGTTCTGCTGCAAAGGTTACTGTTTTGAATGTGTTTGCCATTTAATTTTTATCTCCTATTTTTTTGTTATATACTAACCTAAAGCGATTGCAATAGCTACTGGGTCAGCTGCTGTATTTGTTATTGTTAATGTTTCGTTACCACCATCACTATTTTCTGTGAAAGATATATTTGCTCCAGCTACCAATTTACCATTAAGATAACCAGCAGTAGTATCGTTACTAGATACTTTTACTAGTGAATCTGTGTCTGCTGAAATAGCTACCCAAGCAGAACCATTATAAAATTTAACAACATTTGAAACCGTATTAAAATAAAGCATACCAGCAGCTAAAGCATCACCATCATTATCTGTAGTTGGATCAGAAGATTTAGAACCTAAATAAACATCATCAAAAGCGTCAGCAGATGCTTCTGCTGCATCTTTAGCAACTACTGCTGCTGCTCTGGCGGCTTCTGTAGTAACTACATCTGCTGCTGTATCAATAGTATCTTGATTGGTTGCTACCAAATCTGCTGCAGTAAGAACAACATCTGCATGAGTTAATACGACATCAGCGTTGGTTAAAACTAGATCGGCTGCTGTGTCTATTGTATCTTGATTTGTAGCAACTAAATCAGCTGCTGTATCAATAGTATCTTGGTTAGTAGCAACTAAGTCAGCGGCAGTATCAATAGTGTCTTGATTAGTTTCAACTAGATCAGCTGCTGTAGCTGCTGCGTCTGCGTTAGTCAATACAACATCTGCATTAGTTGATACAACGTCTGCATTAGTTAATACTACATCTGCATTAGTTGATACTACGTCAGCATTAGTTAATACTAAATCTGCAGCTGCATCATCTTCTGATGATTGTGCATCTGCTGCACTAGCTGCTGCTGCTGTAGCAGAACTTGCTGCACTATAAGCATCTACTAATAATTCAAAATGATCTGTGTCTGTTAAAGTATCTCCAATAACACTATCTGCTATACAAATATAAACATTATTTAATTGACCAGCAGATGTAGATTTAATCATATCTCTCACAACATAAGCTGCTGTGGTTGTTGTTGCGTCTGTACCTTTATAAGTTCCAAGTTCTTGAGCCACAGAAAGTTCACCACTTGCATCAAATGATAAAACTTTATTAGCTCTATCAGTTGCACCTACAGTAAACTCTGTAGAAGTCATTGTGTTTGTTCTTGATAATTTTATTGATCTATCTGATTCCTCTGCAACTTGTTGAGCAACCATAGTACCACGATCCAGACCCTCTTCATGTGTCTCCGCAGGGAATGGATCATTAGCAATATAATCTATTGCTTGAGTTTGCGGGACATTCCGTCTGATTACAACTGTTTCAC